GCTTGCGTCCGGTATTCCAGATATGAGATTACGCGCGACAATACCGTCCCTCCTCTCTGATGCGCAGCCACTCCTCGAGCCAGTCGAAGAACTCGGCCTCGTGGTCTTTGAGTTCGGCCATGAGATCCTCGTCCTCCTCACTGACGCCGCCGAAGGTCGGCGACCACGTGAAGCCGCTGAAGTCGTAGTAGATAATAGTCTGACCGCCTGCCATTTCACTGAGCGAGAAGTCGTCCAGCGTCAACAGCTTGCCGGCGGCGCTTGTTGCAGTTTCCTCGGTCGTGCCGAGTCCGAGCATCTCACCGGCTTGCAGCCAGTACCCGATGTTCTGCTCTCGGTATGCAGGGTCGAACGAGATGATCGCCTCGGTGCCAGCTTCGCCGGCAATACTGATGCCTTCCGTGAAGCCGCCAGCTGCGAAGCGAGGCAGAGACACGTGAGGAATGAGGCCGATCTCGAGGCCCACGTACTGAGACACGGAGTTGATGCCCTTCAGGATGCCGTTGATCAGGTCGATGGCGCCGTTGATAACGGACTCGACCAGAGACGGGATCAGGTTGAATATGCCCTTGAACATATTGACGACGCCGTTCCATGCCTGCTCCCAGTTGCCTGAGAACACGCCGGAGATGAAGTCGATCAGCCCGCCGAACACCTGCATCAGCGCGTCGATGATGGGCTGGATGCTCTGGATCGCTCCGCCGAGCACCTCACTGAAGAGGCTGGCGAGGAACGTCAGGATCGGCTGGATAGGTTCAAGGATGCCGGTGATAAGCGAGCCGAAGATCTCGATCAGCGGGCCGATGGCCATGATTATGAGGTCAAGTATCGGCTGGAGCAGCATCATGAACAGCTCGAGGATCGGGCCGAGGAGCTGGATGATCAGGTCGAGGATAGGCGTCAGGATGTTGAGCACCTCGATCAAAATCGGCAGCACCGCGTCGATGATCTGAGTGACCACCGGGAGCAGCGAGTTTATGAGCTGAATGATGACCGGCAGGATGGCCGACAGAAGATCCGTCAAAATCGGGAGCAGGATGTTCAAAAGCTGAATAATGACCGGGAGCACCGAGTCTATGATCGCCGAGACCAGAGGCAAGAGCGAGTCGATCAGGTCGAGGACGACCGGGAGGATCTGCTCGATCATGTCCGTCAGGAGCGGCAAGATCGTGTTCAGGAGCTTCTGAAGCACCGGGAGCACCGCCTGCACGATTTTCAAAACGATCGGCAGGAGCTTCTGGATCAGGCTGACGATGACCGGGAGGATGGCGCTGATGAACTCCGAGAGGATCGGGGCGATCAGCTGAAGCAGTTCAATGAGCACCGGTATGATCGAGGAGATGATGTCGATCACGGCCGGGAGCAGCTCGTTCAAGAGCGCGCCGGCTATTTCCAGCACTACCGGGACGAGCTCCTGAAGCAGTGGCAAAATTGCCGGGATCAGCTGCTCGATGATAGGCTTGATTTGTGTCACCATTTCCTGAATTATCGGGATCAAGTCCTGCATAATATCGGCCACGATCGGCATGAGCTCGTTCAACGAGTTGAAGAGCGTCGCCGCCAGAGGCTTCAGGGCCACCTCGGCCTGCTGTTTGAACAGCTGGAGCTGCTCAGCGAAGTCGTAGGTGTCAGTCGCGCACCCGCTGATCGTTTCGCTGTTCTTCTCCAGCTCTGCGGTCAGACCGGCCACGTCGACAGTGCCGTCTCTGATGGCTGCCGCCATGGTGGAAGCTCCACGGGTTCCGAAGATCTCCGCGGCGATGTTGGTCGCTTCCGTCATGTCTTTGGCGTTCTTGATCTTTTCAGTGTAGAGCTCCATGCCTTCGGCGGCGCTGAGGCCTTCCTTGGCCAGCGAGCTGACGCTCTTTTTCATGGCCGCGAGGACTTCTTCGGCGTTGACGCCGGCCTTGTCCATCTGGCCTATGAGGGCCACGGACTCCTCGAAGCCGTAGCCGAGCTCCTGAAGCTGAGGAGCGAACGTCTGAACGCTGCTCATGAGATCAGAGAAGCCGACGCCGGTGCTCTGGCTTGCTTTGAACACGTAGTCCATCGCGTCGCCCATGGCTGCGGCGTCCATGTTCCACGCTTGGAACGCCTGAGACGACTCCTCGATCACTGTGCCGAGGTCATCGCCGAGCATGTCCGCCACTTGGATGGCTTGCGTGGAGATGTTCTGAAGCTCTGGGCCGGTGAGCCCGAGCCTCGTGTTGTAGTCTGCGATCGCTTTGCTCGCGTCCTCCATGGTGGTCGGGACGCTGGAGTAGACCGCATCAAAGTCCGCCATCAGGGCGTCCAGCGCGTCGCCGGTTGCACCCGTTCCGATGCGGATCGAGTCAGTCGCTTCGTCGAACTGGCTGCCGAGGTCGACGAGATACTCGCCCGCCTCGATGACCGCCTTCGTCGTAGCCACTGCGATGCCGCCGACAGCTGCGCCGACAGCGAGGGCTTTGAGGTTTAGGCCTCCCAGCTTTCCGGTCGCTTCCTCGATAGATTTTCCGAGGGTTGGAGAAATGGAGCCAGCGATCTCGACTATTGCCTGAAGCGCTTTGCCTTTTGCCATTTTCCTCACCTCCGTTTACGATGCGGAGCACGTGGTCGCGGCATGTTTTTCTGGCGGCGTTTCTGTTCCTCCGCCAGATCTTCAGCTGCTTCCGCGTACTCCATCAAAAAGGCCGTTACTGGTCTTTTTTCGAGTTCTGAGACTGAGGTGTGGAAGGCTCGGGCGTAGTCTCGGATTGCTCGACTGAGTCGTCTGCGGGTGAGTCCGCGCCCTGTTTCATAATAAAATTTCGGCCCACCTTCATGACCTCCATGACGTCGTAGCCTTTGATGCGCTCCAGATCGCTGAAGTCGATCTCGGGGTTCACTGCTACGATGGCAGCGAAGCCGAGGAAGAGGTGGAAGGAGTAGTCGAGCTCGACCGCTCCGGAGAGGTTGCCGCCTTTGGCGCCACTCGCTCTCATTTTTCTCGCATCTGCCTCAGCGAACTGCGCAGCAGTGATCGCGTCGGTGTCATAGGTCAGAGTCTTGACCTTATTGCCATTGATTTCGATGGCGTTCTTCAGGTTGATTTGTCCGTTCATGATAACGTTGCCTCCTTAAAGTTTCAGCCCCGGGAGATCCCCGGGGCTGTTTTTTGGTATTACAGCAGCTTGGTGATGCCGTCCATGTAGTCCTTGCCGTCGATGCGGAGCTTCTGGCTCAAGCGATCCACGAGCAGGTATTCGGTGCCGGCGCAATAGATCTGCAAACGGCTCACGCCATAGGTGAGCTCGTTCTCGGCAGCGCTGCCGATTTCCACGCCGATGCCGGGCAGAGCCTTCGGCATGCAGCGGACGAAGGCCTTGCAGCCTTCGACGGAGCTGGAGCCGTCAGACTTGACGACGTTCTGCACCCAGCGGAACTCGATGTTCTGCTTTTCCAGTCGGCTGAGCTTGCTCAGGCCGAGGTCGATGCCGATCTTAGTGATCGCCAGTTCCATGTCGTCGAGCAGTCCCACCAGCGGGACGCTCATGGTGCCCATCGCCTGCACGTCACCAGTCTGGAGTGCCACACTGGGAAGCGTGAAGCCGACGTCTTTCGCGACGAGCTTGCCGTCAGCGTACACAGTGTCCGCGACGATCGCGCCCTTAATATCCATCCATGCCATTAGCTCTCACCTCCAAAATAAGCTGCGAAGCCTTCGTCGGTGTAGGTCACGCGAGCGGTGCCACTCTTGAATGGAGCGGTCGGTGTCGCGTTGATGTTCCAGACGAAGTCGCCGTTCATGAGGTTGCCCTCGGGGTTTTCGCTCTCAACGAAGAGAACAGTCGGGGTGCCGAGCAGTGCGCCCATGCCGGCATAGCCGTCGAGGATCTCCTGCTCGCTGTTGATGATGGCGTCCTTCAGGTTGACGTCCATGGGCTCGTCGATCCTTGTGCCGTTGCGCAGCTGGAAGCCATTGGTGATGTGCATCAGCATGCGGATGTTCACGTCGAAGATCGCGCGGGCGTCCATGTCGCCGCCGTAGGCGAAGGCAGCAGTGTGAGGGCCCCAGAGCACCCACTGGCCGCCCCAGTAGACGGCGGTCGTGATGCCCTTCTCGTTCAGGCCGTTCGCAGTCTGCTGATCGTAGCCCATGTTGGGGCTGTCAGCTCCGAAGAACTGACCGGTCGCCATGATCTGCTTGTTGGAAGGACTCTCGAAGGGAACGCCGGCATGCTCGATGTCGACGCGCTGCATGGTGGCAGCTGTCACAGTGGAGAGGTGGAACTTGCGGCCGGATCCGTCAGTCACCATAGGCCAGCAGACCTTGGAGAACTCGGAGGTGTAGCCGTTGGCTTCCTTCCACGCGAGAGCCTTCGCGATAGTATCAACGCTTGCGCCGTCGTCAGTCAGAGGGATGTCTGCCACGACGAAGGCGTCCCAGTGGCCGTTGATCTTCTTCGCAGCGCTCACCATAGCGGTGTAAACTGCGGGGATCTGGCTCCAGCCGGGAGCTGCGATGACGTTGGCCACGACGTTCTCCTTCTGATAGAGCAGAGCGATCGAAGCGAGGCCGCTGTATGCGCCGGCAGCAGTTTTCTGGCCGACGATGTCAGCGGTTGCGATCTTGGTGGGGTCGACTTCCACGAAGGAGACAGTGATGTCGCCATTCAGGCGGTCGCTGTCGTTCAAGGAAGTGATGACCACCTTGCCGCTGTTGTAGTTGTAGCTCACCTCGAAGTCTACGCCCTCCACCTTGTCGGCGATGGCGATGGTGTCGAGGATGATCTTGGAGCTGGCGAACTCGCCACGGCCAGCAGAAAAAGCGACCGAGATGGTCGTCTCCTCAGCCTTGCGGTGAGTGTCAGGATCCAGCACGTTGATGATGTAGATGGGGCCGACGTTGCCGACAGTGTTGTCGAAGTGCTCAGCGAACGCCTCACACAGAGAGAAGCCATCCCAGTCGTCGGAGTAGCCGACTTTGGTCTGCGCGTCCACCATGTTGCTGATCTTGATCGGCGCGTTCACGAGCGCCGCGTCGGCGTAGCCTCTCACGAGGTTGATCGGCGCGGCTCCGACATACACAACGACAGTGTCGGTAGTGGCTGCGCTCTTGACCTTGCTGGCCGTGAGCTCGCCATAGGTGCCGTGTTTATATGCCATGATATTCACTCCTTATAGCAAATTTTTGTAGATGTTAGGCTCCCGATGGACTGCTCCACACTCAAGCGTGAAGTCGATCCAGAGGAACCAGTACGGGTAGTAGTCCCAGATGGCGCCCTCTTCAGTGAACGGGCCGAAGGTGATGCCGTCGCCTTCTTTTACGAGGCGAAGCCCTCCCACGTACTCGGTGCCCTCCAGCTCTTGCAGAGCCTTGTCTGCGAAGTTCCAGAGGTCGCGCCAGCCGTTCATGTTTCGGTCGTACTGGGCCAGAGTGTCCGGATCCGTTCGGCGCTGATAACTTTTGCCGCCGAGCGTGCCGGGCTGATCCACCGGTTCCACGAACTCAGAGCCGTGGCTTCCGGGGTTCCATGCCGCGAGACTGAAGCGCATCTTCAGGGTGCGCTTGCCGTCCGTGAGCACGTCCTTGCCTTCCTTCAGCTGAACGCAGAGAGAAGGGATCGGGGCGCGCACTTTGGGCGGCAGTCTGTCTTGCGCCGGAACGAACATAGGGAACGCCGTGGGCGTTGTCATGGTTCCGGGGAACTCGTTGTCGTTCAGGTCATCGTCGGGCAGCTTCAGGCTGAGCTTGTCGCAGATCGCCGTCTGGGCCCATTCCGTGACCTTGTCGATGATACTGGTTAAAGTCATGTCGCTCCCTCCTTAGACCGTGCGGTTCTGGCGTAGAGAGATCTGGGCGACGCCCTTGTTCTCACTCCAGTCGTCCACGAGATACTCCCGGCCGTCTACGTTGAGCAGAGAGCCGGGAGCTTTTCTCTTCGGTAGGTCGGCCACACGTGCGAAGATCAGCAGGTCAGACTCGGCGACGCCGAGGACTTGGCCCTGCTTCATCTTGACGAGCTGGTCGTTGTCGATCACGATGCTGATCGCTTTGCCTTCGACTCTGTGAGTCTCGGCGAAGTCGTCGAGCTGGAAGAAAACAAGATCAACGTCGGACGCGATCAAGTCCTTCAGACTGCCGGGCATTACTCAGGCATGGCAGCACCGACGTCAGGAGGAGTCTCGCCGTCGTCGATTTCCTCGGCGTCATCGTCGCCGATCTCGTCGTCAGCTTCGTCGCCTTCGGCCTTTGCTGCTTCGATCATTTCGATGACTGCCTTCTTGGATCTGGCCTTGTCAGCGTCTACGCCATACGCTTTGGCGATCTCCTTGAGCTCGTCGAGCTTCATGTCCTCGTTGTACTCGGGCATGCCGTCACCGGTGTCAGTGTTGCCGGCAGCAGGTACGTCGTCCACGTAAACGGCGACGCCCTTCTTGACCAGTCTGGCCTCCACTTCCTTGCCGAAGCTCTGGGGGCCGCTCTTCTCGTTGATGGGGATGACCTTGCGGCCGTCAAAATGGCCGTAGGTTCCCTTGATGATCTTTACCATGGTTCTGCTCCTTTCTGTTCCGGCTGCTCTTAGTCAGTGATGACGTCGGCAGCGATGAACGCGTTCTTGTGGTTAGGGATCAACAGAGGACGGCTGGAGATGGTCAAGCTGCGAGTGTTGCCCTCAGCGTTGGCGAGGTACTTAGGCACGCGCTTGCCTGCATAAGTGTGGAACTCGCCGTCAGCCTGCTCGACCTGAGTCACGGCGCCGTACAGAGTGCGGCCACACGCAGGAGCGGTCAGGATGCACTTGCCGGCGGGGATGTACTGCTTGTCGTTGCCGTCGTCGTCGGTGTAGGTTTCGTCGTAGGAGATGACGCTGATGATGCGGCCGCCGATGTTCAGCTTGGCCACAATAGCAGCACCAGCAGCCAGAGTCTCAGGCTCTACGCTGCCGATCTCATAGCGGCGGTTGTTGAGCAGTTCCTTGATCTGCTCGTTGTTGACAATAGCGTCAGCTACGTCAGGAGCACATACGAGCTCGGAAGCTCTCAGGCCCTTGGCGGTCAACATGCGGATCATCACGCCGAGGTCGGCGATGATATTCGCAGAAGGATCGCTCCACTTCTTTGCGGGAGTGAAGAACGCAGGGTTCTGCTCGCCGTCGTAGAAGCGGATCTCCATCTCGTCGTTCACGTCAGCGTCGTCAGCGATGTGCTTCATTACGCAGCCGTTGTTCAGCAGAGTCTCGGCAGCCATCAGCTCCTCGCGGCGAGTGATGAACTCGCCCAGCTCGTCGGCATCCTTCAGGATGAGGGTCTGCTGACGCTGTGCGGGAGTCAGTTTGGAGTAGAGAGCTTCGCCGAAGCCGCGCTTGCTCAGGTCGTCATAGCTGAGCGCACGCTTAGGAGCCACGAAGGGCGGAGTGTAGCGCTCCATGTGGTAGCCGTTGCGCAGGATGGTCACGCCACCCTTGCGAGGAGCCACGAAGGGCGCCAGCTTCTTGCTGCCGTCCTTGTATTCGACGAGCACGTCGTCGGTCGCGAACACGTCGCTCGCCACGTTAGTGGGGAAGTAACGGTCGCGGAGGAAGCTGTTGGCAGGAGTCAGACGCTCGACTGCCATCAGCAGAGTGTGGGTTTCGTAAAAGTTGAAAGGCATGTTCTTGTCCTCCTTCTTAGATTTCCACCGCGTCGGCGAAGAGGATGCCAGACTTGCGCAGGATCTCCTCGTCTGCTGCGGTGAGGGTGTACTCGCCGTCGGTGCTCACCTTGTTGCGAGCGAAGTGGCCGGAGCGGTATGCAGTAGCCACAGTCACAGCGTCAGAGAGCTCGACGTCGTCGGTCAGGATGTAGGTGCCGTTGGTAGCTACGAGAGCCGCAGCGGCCGCAGCCAGTTCGCCGCCGGGTGCGCCGGTGACAACAGTGCCGCGCTTCAGAGTGCCTTCGCCGGCTGCCAGCTTGACATGCACGACGTCAGCGACGGGGATGTTGGAGACGAAAAGGCCGTCATATTCAACAGTCCCGATGGTTTCGTTGAGTTTCTTGCTCATGGTTTCGTTTCCTCCTTAGTTCTTCTTGGTGGAGTTGTAGAGATTGACGATAGCGTCCACCTGCGCCGCGTCATCTGTTTCGCTGCCTTCCTCGCCGCCGTTAGGAGCTGCGCCGACACCGGCCGCGCCGGAGTCGTCATTGTCCTGCTTGACGTCGTTGAGGTGCTTGGTGCCGAGGGCTGCCTGCTTCTTCATAGCGGCAAAAGCCAGCTGCTCGGCGGTCATGGGTTTCTCGCCATACTTGGCGTCTGCGATCAGCTGAGCGTCGCCGACACTGGCCTCGATCTCTTCGATGGCCTGAAGGCGTGCACGTTCCTCTGCGATCGCGTTGGTGCGAGCTGTCTCGGCGGCTTCGCGCTCGATCTGAGCGATGATGTCGCCGTGCTGAGCTCTCAGTTCTGCTGCGGTCATGGGTTTAACCTCCTTCTGATTTGTGGGCTTGTTGCCCGGTTTGTTTTTATCGCCGGCCGCGGGTGCGGCGGTGATACTGTTGTTCACGGGGATCGCCCCGGGGATGCGCCTGAAGGCGCCGACGTCGTGGCGGATGCCTGCGACGAGGAGCACTTTCTTGTCAGCGCTCAGAGCAGCGGCAGGGCCTTCGTCCTCGATCAGAGTGTTGGCGAAGCCGTTGTCGACTGCTTCCTGACCGACCATCCACGTCTCGCGGGTCATCATGCTGCGAAGCTGGTCGACAGCGATGCCGGTCTTGGCGTGGTAGATCTCCGCGATGGCGCGTTCGCTTGCGTCAAAATCTTTCTGGAGCTTCTTCAGGTCGGTGAGGTTGTAGTAGTCCATCAGGAGCCCGCTGACTCCGTGGATCATAATCATGCTGCCGGGGTATACCTGCACGTCGTCACCTGCGCAGGCGATAACAGACGCGGCGCTTGCCGCGATGCCTTCGACGATGACAGTCTTGGCGCCGGTGAGGCCCTTGATCGCGTTATGGATCGCGATGCCGGTGTAGAGGTCGCCGCCGCAGCTGTTGATCTTGATGGTGATGTTGCCCTTGTCCTTGACAGCTTCCAGATCCTCGAGGAAGCCCTCGGGAGTGATAAACTGTCCGGAGATAGGCTCACCAGTCCACCAGTCGACGGGCTGACGGCTCACTACGTCGCCATAAAGCAGGATCTCGCCGCTGTCGTCGCCGGTGCTTGCGATGTTCCAGAACTTCACGGGCTGGACGCCAGCAGGAGCGACGGGTGCAGGCCCGGCAAACAGTCGGGGTGCTTTACTGTGTCTCATGGTTTTCTCCTTCCTTCACAGTTTTCACGGCATCTAAAACGACCGCGCGGACGACGTTCGAGAGCTGCGGATCTGCCGCGGTTCCCGGTTGTGCTTCGCCTTGCGCGGCGCGGAGCTTCTCGTTCTCGCGAGCGAGCTGTTCCACGTTTGCGTCCCACTGGCCGCCGTTGAGCCTGATGGTCGCTTGTTCTCTGGTCGTGATACCTTCGCCGATGGCGAGGATCTCGGCCGTGATCTCCTTTGTTGGGTCGAGTTGTCCCTGAGTGGGGCCGATCCAGTCGGCGCCGAGATACGCAGCGCGGAGCGCCGGATCCGTAAAGAAGCCCGGCGCTGAGATACGTCCACGAGCGACGGCCTCGGCCAGCCACATCTCATAGATAGGCTGGCAGAAGTCGCCGACGAACCACTCGCGGCGCATCTTGAAGGCCTTCCACGCTTCCATCAGAGCCGCACGGCTCGCACTGTACGAGCTGTTGAAGGCTTTGAGAAGAAGGTCGGCAGGCACTTCCAGAGCTGCGCCCACCTGCTCGCAGATGGCACGCATGAAGCCCGAGAAGCCAGAGGCCGGGCGCTTAGGATCGGCAAAGGTGACGTCCTCGCCCGGTTCCATGATGTTGATCTGGCCGGGGCCCATCTCGTACTCGTTCGGATCTCTGCTTGTCTCAGGGAGTGAGCTCCCCACTTCGTTGAACGGGTTGTCAGCTGCGCCTGCTTCTGTCTTGATGAAGGCAGTGAAGAAGGACTCGACGAGAGCGGCGGTCAGCTCGCTCTCCGTGTATCGCCTCAGCTGAAGCAACGGCTCGATCACCTGCGCCAGATAGCTGACGCCGCGGTATTGATCCGGGCGTTCGCTCTCCATGATGTGCAGGATGTTCGGCAGGCCGGTGCGCTTGCCGTAGGCTTCCACGCGCTGCCACTTGGTTGAGGCAGCCCCGAGCTCGAAGGGGTAGGTGCTGCGGATGTGGTACGCTTCGATCATGCCCGAGCTGTTCACTTCTACGCCGTCGTATATTGTGTTGCCGTTGGCGGCCTTGCCTTGCGTGAGGAACGGCTGGGTCGTGATGCCACTGTCCGTAGGTGTTGCGATGCGGTCGGCTTCGACCAGATGGATGCGCAGCGAGTAGGGCGTGAGATCTGTGGGGTCGTATTGCTTAACGACTGCAAAGACGTCACCGCTCACCAGCCACGAAGCCAGAGCGAGCTGCTGCATCGCGTAGAAATTATTGACGCCGGTGGCGTCGCAGGCTCTCTTTCGGTCAGCCCAGAGAGCGAACTCTCTCTCGGCTTGCGCCTGCCATGCGTCCGCGGTCGCCTGATCCATGCCGAGCACTTCGCGGTCGATGCGGCTCTTCAGGTGAAGGCCGACGCCGATCACGTTGGTGCGGTTGGTCTTGATGGCCGAGGTCGCGATGGGTGCTGCCATATAGAGCATGCGGGCACGCTGTCGCAGTGTGGAGTTGTTGACGTCGATGTCCTCGCGAGGGCTTCCGCTCATAGCGTTGAAGCCCTTGGTCGCCTTCTTGTGATGGCTGGCGCCGGCGTCTCCGTAGCCTTTGTTCTGCGGGCGTGTTTGTTTGGTGCCTTGGGGGCGTTTGTTTGGCTTGCTGATGGTGCTCACCTCCTTTCAGGTGGGTGGCGGCACCCGGAGAGCAAAAGGAGCAAAAGCTCCCGGGTGTTCGCCGTATATGAAAAAAGCCTTGCGGCCTCTTTCCGAAATTACCAGTCGCGGGGAACTACCCCGACGGCCTTGCGGGCTTTGCCGCCCGAGAGCTGCGCTTCGAGTGCTGCGATCTCCTTCTTGAGCTCGTCGATCGCTGCGCGGATCTGCGCGAGATCCGTGTTGTACCTCGTGACGCTTCGAGTGCCGAGGCCGTAGCTCTGGACGCCTCCGTCCAGCATCTCCGCCTCGCGCTTGTAGTAGAGGTCGAGGCGCTTCTTGGCGCTCTCGATCTTCTCTTGGATCTGTGCCGTGGTCATGGTGTTTACCTCCTTACCAGTCGTTGAAGGCGTCGGCCGCCTTGCTGCGTTTTGTCCTTGCGCGTGCCGGAGCCTGAGCTGCCGGCGGTTTTTCCTCGAGGCCTTTGAGCCTGCGCTCGATGGCATCGAGATCCGGGTTGCAGATCTTGAAGCCCGCCATCGCGTAGTTGCGACAGTCGAGGGCCTCGTTGCGTTCATGGCCCGGTATCTTCACCCACGCCCACTGGTCGCCGCGCTTGGTGCGTGTGAGCTCCAGCTTCTCGGAGAGCAGGCCGTTGAAGAAGTTCATGTCATACCCGGCGTCCGGGTCCCGGTTGAAGTGGCAATACTTCGGCCCGGCTTCCTGCACCTTCAGGTTCCCCATGATGGCCGCCTTGCCGGCATCGACGCCGATCGTGTAGAGCCAGCAGGTGATCTTTCGGTTGTCTCTGATCGCGACTTTGGTCGGAGGAGAGACGAACGGGATGCCGTCGCCGCCTTTACCCTTGATCGCGAACACGTGCTTCGCGAGTCGTGCCCGGCATGCCTCGTACACTTCCTGAGTGAAGTGGCCGCCGGAGTCGACGCAGGTGACGGAGATCTTCAGGCCTCTGCCGTTCTTGAAGGTGTAGACGTGGTCGATCACGCCATCGAGGCGCTGCCACACTTCGGCGGTGTCAGGTCGTCCGGGGATGATGCCCTTCACGACGCCCCACGTCTCGCCGTATTTGCCGTGGGCGACGACTTCGTACTCGAGGCGGTTGTCCTGAGTGTCGACGCCGCAGGTCAGCACCAGCGCGCCGTCCGGAAGTTCCACCGGCGTGCCGTCCGCTTTGGTGCCGTAGTCCTCGCGCCTTGCGAGCATGGTGTCCTCGTCCTCGAGATCGCCGCGATCTTCCCAGAGCTGGCCGAGCAGTGTGTTGTAGACTACCTTGAGCCGCTGCGGGTCGTGCTTTGCGTCGAGGAACTTGAGGATGATCTTCTCCCATGGAGTCCACGGGGAGCTGAAGGCGTTGAGCCAGAAGGAGCGGACGCCCTTCTGATATGCGTCAGGGTTCTCGGCGATCCACTTGGCCGGCTGGTGCCGCATCGTCTCTTCAGGTACGAGGCAGCCGCAGCCGGGACAGATCCACGAGATCCCGCCCTTGAGTTTCCACGACTTCTTGCCGCGGATCCTTGTGGCTTCGGGCTCGAAGTGGATGGAGTCGAACACGATCTCGTGATACTCTCCACACTCCGGGCAGAGGTGACACCAGCGTTCCTGCGTGCCTTGGTAGAAGCTCGTCTCGATGTTGCTGGCGCCTTTGATGGTAGGCGTCGAGACCTCGACGGCCTTCGCGTTGTAGAAGGTCGCCTGACGTGCTTCAGCCAGAGCCCACGGATCGCCCTCGGTGCCGGCGCTTGACGCCCAGCGGTCTCTCTCGTCGCCGATGATATAGCGGGCGGGAGTAGAGGCCAGAGCGGAGGCGCTGTTGGAACCGGTCAGCGTTAGCATGCCGCCCGGGAAGGACTTCTGGAGGATGGTGTTGCCGCTGTCGCGCGTCTTGACGTCGTGGACTTTCGCCTTGAGGGGGCGGCTGTCTCTGATCATTGGAGCCACGCGCAGGCGGCTGAACTTCTTCGCGTCGTCGATCGTCGGGTGGACGTAGAGGATGCTGCCGGGGTCTTGGTCTATGATGTAGCCGATGATGTTGAGCTCAAGCTCTGATTTACCGACCTGCGAAGCGGCGACCATGACGAGCTTGCGGACTTTCGGATCTGTGAAGGCCTTCATCGGCTCCTCCAGATACGGGGTGCGCTTGGTTCTCCATGGGCCGGCCTCGGCCGAGCTTTCGGGCGAGAGTCGGCGGTACTTGTCGGCCCACTCGTCCACGGTCAGGCTCTCGGGCGGCTTGAAGTTCTTCAGAGCTCCCGAGATCGCTGCGTTCAGTCTGGCGGTGCTGGCTTTATTCGTCCTCGCCATCGGAGAGGTCGCTCCAGCCTTCCCGATCCCTTACCCGCCGTGCATATTCTTCGGGATCGTATTTATAGCCGGCGAGCTCCTCGAGGACTTTGTAGACCTCGGCGCGGATGACTTCGGAAGCCTCGGCGGCTGTCTTTGCGCTCACGACGTCCACGGCCAGACGGCCGG